AGTTGAACATAAATTTAGAGATGAAGAAATTGATGTACCATTACATCTATGTTTTGTAACAAAAGTTTATAGTAATAAAAAATGGCTTAAAATAAAACCACAACAATTTTTAAAATATTTAAATAGAATTGGAAAGAAACATAAAATATATAAATGTAAATTTTAAGATATGGAATAAAACAATTAAGTTTATTGAAAGAAAAAGAAATGAGAGAAAAATTTTTAGATATAGGAATAGATATTGGTAATCGTTCAGGTAATTATCATATAGTTTGTCCTAAATGTAGTCACACAAGAAAAAAATCCAAAGACAAATGTTTAAGTATAAATGTAGAAAAAGGTTTATATAATTGTTTTCATTGTAATTGGTCAGGTAATGTAAATGTTAGAGCAAAAAAACAATATGTTAAGCCTGTAGAAGTAAAATCACCATTAAATAAAAAAACTATTGATTGGTTTGCTAATAGATGTATTTCTGAAAACACTTTAGTTAATTGGAAAATCACAGAAAGCAAAGAATATTTTTCACAAGTAAAAGAAAAAAGAAATGCTATAAATTTTAATTATTATAGAGAAAATGAGTTGGTTAATATTAAATTTAGAGATGGAAGTAAAAATTTTAAATTATATAAAAATGCTGAATTAGTATTTTATGGTCTTGATAGAATTAAGACAATGGATAAAATTTATATAACTGAAGGCGAAATTGATGCTTTAAGTTTATTTGAGTCTGGAATATTTTCAGTTTGTAGTGTACCAAATGGCGCAAATGTTGGTAATCAAAGGTTAGAATATTTAGATAATTGTTGGGAGTATTTTGTAAATAAAAAAGAAATTATATTATGTACAGATAATGACCAAGCAGGTTTGTCTTTAAGAAAAGAACTAGCAAGAAGATTTGGCAAAGGTAGATGCAAATACATTGATTTTGGTGAATATAAAGATGCAAATGAAATATTAATTAAATTAGGAAGTAGTGAGTTAAGAAATGTTTTAGATAATCCTAAAAATTTTCCAATTGAGGGAGTATTAAATATTAACGATATTTGGGATAGTGTTTTAAATTATAATGAAAATGGAATTACAAATTACAACGTGCGACTTGGAAACAGTAGAGAATATTATAACATTAGCTTTGGAGAATGGTCTGTATGCACAGGGATTCCAAATGCAGGAAAAAGTGACGTCATCGACCAAATATGTGTTAATCTTGCATTACACGAAGATTTTCGGATAGCAATGTTTTCACCTGAATCTTTTCCATACGAAGCACATATTAAAAGATTAGCAAATAAAATAAATGAAAAAGATTGTGATGTTGAAACATTAAATAATACAAAAGATTTTATAATAGAACATTTTGATTTTGTAAAAATAGATTTAGAAAATTTAACACTAAAAGGTATACTAGATGCTTTTAGACAATTAGTTTTTCAAAAAGGAACTAATGTTTGTGTAATTGACCCTTGGAATATGTTAGACCACTCTGCTCAAAGAGATTTTACTTATGTCGGAAAATTATTATCAGAGATTACCCAGTTCTGTCAACAAACCAATACTCATTTATTTTTAGTAGCACACCCAAGAAAAATGGAAAGTGTAGATGGTAAATATAGAGTTCCAAATCCTTATGATATTTCTCAATCATCTGATTTTTTTAATAAAGCATATAACTGTATTACTGTATATAGAAACCTTGGCCAACAGACACAATACACAAGTGATAGTGTTTCAATATATATACAGAAAGTAAAAAGAAAAGAAAATGGAAAGCAAGGAGATTTTATGGTTGCACCTGATTTTAAAAATGGTGGTGTATATAAAGAGATAAATGAATATGACCAAAAAATCAGTAATCAAAATAGCGACATACCATTTTAAATTTTTACATTTGTATATGTTTGAAATTGAAGTAGCTACTTGTTATGGTATTGGATTAGGTATATATTATACAAATGAAGATATTGAAGGTGTAGATGTTATAGCAGACAACTTAAGAAATACAATACAAATAGCATTCTTTTTTGTTATTATAAATATAAATTATTATACAGATGCCTGAAAAAGTAAAAATAAATTCATTAATAAAAAATACTGATAATCCGAGATATATAAAAGAGGATAAATTTAATAAACTTGTAAAATCTATTAAAGAGTTTCCTGAAATGTTAGAGAAGCGACCAATAATTGTAGATGAAAATATGATTGTATTAGGTGGTAATATGAGATTAAGAGCCTGTTTACAGGCAGGATTTAAAGAAGTTTGGATTGAGCAAGTTACTAATTGGACTGATAAACAAAAAAAAGAATTTGTAATAAAAGACAATGTTGGTTTTGGTGAATGGGATTGGGATGTATTAGGCAATAATTACACATTTGAAGAATTAGAGAATTGGGGTCTTGATGTAAATACTTTTGATATTCGAGATATAGAAACAAGCGATGAATTTACTTTACCTGATGGTGATAAAGAGCCATTTCAGCAGCAAACATATACACTAGCAGATAAACAAGCTGTTTTAATTAAAAACGCAATTACTGATATAAAAAAAACTGAAGAATTTAAATATGTTGAAACTTTTGGTAATGAAAACAGTAATGGTAATGCTTTATATTTATTAATATTTCAATGGAAAAAAATGAACAGTTAGAAAATATCAATGTCAAAATCATAAACTCTAAAGCTGCGAGAGCATATACTGTAAAAAATCATTATATGAAAACTTTTCCAAATCCTTTAGTCTGTTTTGGTGTTTTTCATAATAAACTATTAAGTGGAGTAGTTTCATTTGGTCTAAGTCCAAGTACAGAACAAAAAATAAAAAAAATTGTACCAAAAATAAATAGAAATGAATTTATAGAGATGCAAAGAATGCACATTTCAGATTTATTAAAACAAAATACGGAAAGTTATGTTTTAGGAAAAATATATAAATTGTTTAAAGCAAACACAAAAATTAAATTATTAATTACACATTCAGGCGGATGCAAAAATGATTGTGGTATTGTTTACCAGGCAAGTAGTTGGATGTATTTTGGTAAAGAATTGTGCAATGATTTTTATCATACTGATATAGGTGAGTACAAAAACATTATATCTCCTATGAGATTTGGTAGAGTACCAAAAGAAATAATAAAATTAGGTAATCAAAAAGTAGGTGAATATTTGTTTGGTAAAGGTAAAATGATTAATTCATTTAGATATTTATATTTATATCCGATTAACAAAGGCATTCGAAGTTACTTAAAAAAAAAATGTAAAGTATATCCTAAAGATAGTCAGGTGTTTAGGAAAAACCAAAAATGGATAAAAGGGGATGACCAATAGGGGTTTTAATGCAGTTCGATTCTGTACATCTCCACAAATATAATGGGTAGAGCAAAAGAAATATTAGTAAAAGTAATTAATAGTAAAATTGCTAATGATTTTATAAAAAAAAACCATTACAGTAAAAAAGTAGTTCCTAACAGTACACTGCATTTAGGTTGCTTTTTAGATAACAAACTGCATGGAGTTATGCAATATGGACCTAGTATAAATAAAAAAGGCACAATTAATTTAGTTAAGGGAACAGGGTGGAATGAATTTATTGAACTTAATAGAATGGCTTTTGATGATTATTTACCAAAGTATTCAGAAAGCCGATGTATTGCAGTAAGCATTAGACTAATAAAAAAAAATGCACCACAAATAAAATGGATAATAAGTTTTGCAGATGGAACACAATGTGGTGATGGAACTATCTATCGAGCAAGTGGTTTTAAATTAGTTGGAATAGTTAATAATACTGCATTAAGATTAAACCCTAAAACAGGTGAAGCTATTCACGTAATACAAGCACATCACTTAAAAATTACTAACGAATTTAAAAAATGGAAACCATTTAAAGGAAAACAATTAAAATATATTTATTTAATTGATAAAAATATGGAGATAACAAAAGAAGTTTTGCCTTTTAGTGAAATAGATGAACAAAAAGCAGGAATGTATAAAGGCAAGAAAATAACAATTAAAGAAAGAAAAAATAAAAATATGTGAATCTGCGGCAGAGGTGTAATGGTTGCATAATTGACAATCCAGTCAATAGGAGAAGTTCAAATCTATCCTGCCGCTCTATTTTCATTTAAATAATATATTAAATAAATGTAAAAAAACTTTGACATATAAAGTATTCTTTGTATATTTATATAAAATAAAAACAAAGTAATGCAAAAATTTAACCCACCACAAATTAATTTTTTTAATCCATTAGCATATTACTTAGATTATTATAATCTAGATAATAAATTTATTGGTAGTTTAATATTAAAAGAACCTGTATCTAATAAAATGGGTTTTCACAGTAAAACATTTACAACACCAATTGTAAATATAACATTAGATAATAAAAAGGTTATAAAAGCAGGTACAGATGTATATTATAAGCAATTACAATTGTGTGGTAAATACATTGGTACACAAGAAGAAAAAATAAACGCGATGCAACAATCACAGGCCTGGAAATTGAGGTCAAAATCTACATTATAATGTATATATTAAAAAAAGGCGATAAGTTTAGATTACATTCAACATCTAAATTTGGTAAAAAACTTTTTAAAGATGTACAAGTTATAGCCATTATACAAAATAGAGTTTTATTAGATAATGG